GCCAAAAATGTATTGGCGCAACGGGCAGTACAGGGTCTCCACTCGACCGGAGTACATGTAGAACTTATCCAACCCCATCCAGTACGTGATGTTGGCTGCGGTGGCGGCAGCGTTCGGACCAGCAATAGAAGTGTTGCTGCCCAGAATCTGGAAGCCCCACACAAACGGCGGGCCAAGGTACTGCATGGAGTAGATGGCTGCATCCGTCCAGACCAAGATTTCCTGACGGGTTTGTTGGTGGGCAACGATACTGGAGCCGGTGGACAGGCGATAACTGCCCGCCTGATTGGTCGCCGCAGGGGTCCACGTTGCGTAATCTTCCTGATCGGACCAGCGCACCAGAAGAGGGTCAAGTTCAGTAAGGCCGTAGTCGTTACAGCCGAACGCAATCACAAAGCGCGAGGCGTCTGATACCGTGACGGAGTTGGAGATCGTGGGGCAACCCGAATCCGTTTGGTAAATGCCCGAGCTTGAGGGCGACAGTAAAACTGCTCGATCATAAATCTGCGGGTTGGCATTAACGGCCCACAAGTACAAGGCCCCGCCACGGGGGTTAATGATCAGGTCTTGGCCGTAGTTGGTCTGGCTCCACAAACGCAACTGCACGCCAACGCCCGACGTTGCAGACTCGCCCCAGCCGGTTGCGTTGCTGTATTGGTTAACAACGGTGCCGTCTGCGTGCGCCACAGCGGTACTACCCACGCCTCGGGTGCAACCAGTGAAAGTTGTGCCGGTTTTACCCGAATAGGTGATGTACTCACCCTCGATACCAATGACGCCAGACGCGGCAAAGCCTGTAGTGGAGACAACCGTGATGGTCGTGGCGCTGTCGTTGAGTGCGCCGTTTAGCGTCGTCGTCGCAGCAATCGTAACTGTACCGCCGTATCCGCCAGCGCCCCAACCTGTGAGTGTGGTAAAAATTTCTTGGCCGATGGAGATTTGGTAGCTGAACGTTGCAGCGCCAGTGGTTCCAGAAGACGTGGCCGGAGAGGTAACCGTGATGCTGTAGGTGGACGAATCAATATAGGTGATGCGGAACTCTTTGTTCAGCGCAGAGGCAGGGATGCCGTTGACTGCACCACCAACACCAGAGATCGTGACAAAGTCGCCATTACCAGCGCCATAGCCCGGATCATTGACAACAACGGTGGTCGAGCCGTTGGTGGTCGTGAAGGCGTTAGCAGCAATAACGTTGGTGTCGCGGATCGGGGTGATGTCGTAGAAGTTGCCGCCGTTGGACTGCTGGATGTAGTACTTCAGGTGCGTGCCCAGCCCCATCAGGTTGTAGCTTGCAAGAGTCACCCAGTTCCACAGCGCCCGGCAAGTGCCCCAGAATGATCCGGTGGCCGGAGCCAAAGACGTGCCGTTGTTGTAGTAACCGCCAGTGTCCCGCACCCAGCCGCCAAGTTTCTCCGGGTAGCCCGAGCGAAAGCGCACCTTGTCCATCTCGAACCAAGTGCCTTCGTTAGCCAGCGTCGTGGATTCTCTGTTTACACCGGGCTTGAGCTGGAGTTTTTGCAGCGGCATGAGCGCCCCTTTATGCGGTCAAAACCTCTTGCGCGTGTTTAATATGCGCAATCCGGTCGTCTAGCCCAATGGTACCGCCGTTGATCTTCTTTGTCATCCCCGTGAAGTCTTTAGCATCAGCCTCTTTGTTCAGGCCGCGCTTGTTCCAGTACCACCCGGCGGTGAGCGCTGCGTACTTGGGGACCAGCACGTAGTCCGGGGAATGCAGAAAGTCCATGTTCAAGGCATCCCCGGCCAGCGTGTAGTTGTCCTTGCCGGTGAGCTGGATCAGCCCGCGACCGTGGTACAGCCAACCCTCACCCGTTTCTTCCGGCCCGTTGCCCATACGCCCTGCGTATACTTTATTGGCAATCTTCTCGGGGTTGCGGTGGTAGGGCTTGGCAGACTCCAGCGTCGGGAAGCGGCTGGGCCACGTTTTCATTAAACCCTCTGCGCTGTAGTTCATGTTCTCCTCCAGCCGGGTGAAGTTCATGGACTCATGGGCGCACTGCCCGATAAACGCAGCTTGGCGCTCGGGGGTGTTGATCTCGTAGCGGTGAAAGACCTCTTCCAGAGGTTCGACCCAGTCAACGCTGATCTTGAGTTTGGCGAGGGTATTGGCAAGGGTCATCATTTGATTGCAGGTGCTTTAGAGAGGAGGTCAGTTTTAGCCTGAGAGCCAGCGCTAGAACCAAAATAATAAGCAATGATCCCGGTCCATGCGGTACCGAGACTGCCCAGCATCATCAGAATAGGCGGGTTGTTGGAGTCCACTTTGCCCAGCAGCATCATCACGAGGATGCCGAAGAACCCGACGGTGACAATCGCCGCCAGTATGGGGGGCACGATAGACCGGGTAGTGGCCTGCATCTCTCGGGCCGACTTCCTGTCATCCACGGCTAGTTTCTCAAAGTTCAGGCCCAACTCCTGCGCCTGCTTTTGAAGCTCAATCTCAGCGATCTTGACTTGAGCGATCTGCTCGGCAGTAAGTTTGTTGTTGGAGATCAAGTCCCCGACCTTCTCCGGCTCCACGCCAATGGCCTTGGAGATAGCAGAGACAGCCATACCGGCCAAGGGTCCACCCATCGCGGTGGCGATAGTAGGCGCGATTTGTTTGAGCCATTCCATTACTTTTTACTCCTTGAAAGCATAGTTGCCGCAATCTGCAAAAGAACCCGGTACTGATCCACATCCGGCGGTTCTTCTTTCCATCCCACGGTGATCTGCCCCACGAACTTGCCCTGCTCCGGCGGCACGCTGATCCGGCACCCGTAAGTCATGCCCTTCTCCATATACCACAGCCCGATCTCAGACTGAGCGGTCTTGTAGTGACCGCAGGGGACTTCGCTTGCCATCAGCGCCACAACGTCCCTATTGTTTGCAGCATTTGCGGTAAACAGCCCGACATCCAGCCCCTCGTGGGTTTTGTCTCTGCCATCCTTGGTGTACGCCCGGTACAGCACGCGGGTGCCAAACATGGGGTTCACTTTAAATATAGCTACAACTGTAGCGTCGGTATTCCGAAATAGATGCGCTGCCGCATCCTCCACGCGGTCCTCTGCAATGCTGGGGAGCTTTTGCTGCTCCTTGTACGCCCCGATCAAAAAGGCTTGGTTCTGCCAGACAAAGTACCCCACAAACGCGAAGATCGCCATCAGGAGGATGGCAAACAACTTGAAGGGCGAGTCCACATAACTGAGGACCTTGTCGATCAAGCTGTTATGGTTGATCTTCTCTTCGCTCACGACATGGCCTGCCTGACGATGAAGATGATGATGAAGCCAAGGATGCAGACCGTAATAGCAGCACCAACAATCTGTGCAATTAGCAGCCGCTGGGCCACAACCTTCCTGCGTTCAATCCGGGCTTCCCGTTCTTGTTTTTCCCGGGCCTGTTTGATCTTCATCCGCTCCTTGAGCATCATCTCCCACAATTCGGGGTATCCGCCATAGACCAACTGATGTTTGAGCGCCTCCTCTGCCTCACGCAGAGCGTTGGCTTGCATCACAATTTCCATAGCCCTCCCGGTGTCTGACCTGCCAGACTTGGCGTTGTCGTTGGCGGCCTTCTGGACTACGTCTTTGGCATCAAAGAATTTCCCAAACTCACCGACGAGGCCGTTAATGTCTTTGCCAAGTTTGATGGCCTTCTGGATGCCCGCCACCGCAGCCTGTGCTGTGGCAAATGCGGTGCCTATGGTGACCGGGTCGAGCATGGTCAATCACGCAGTGCGCTTCCACATGTAGACCGTGATGTACGGCTGGTAGTTGGCGTTGGTGCCAGACGATCCAGTTGAATCGTTAGTTGTAGCGACGGTGATTCCAGTGGTCTTAGTTTGCGTAATACCAATCGTGTCGGTGGTGCGCAAGCCGCTAGGGCCGTTAGCTACGATACCGCTGTTACCGTAGTACTTAAACTCGTCTGCTGTCGGTCCGTTGTGGAAGTGCCCCGGATCAGTAACCGTGGACGTTGCAGTGTGCGTGTGGCTGACCGTGATTGCGTCTGCACTGCCGCCCGTTTCTTCAGCGGTATCAAACAGCGCGTTGCCCGCATCAAAACCAACAGGCACTCGGCCAGCGCCAAACGCAGACCAAGTGCCAAAACCCAACAACGTGCCGGGGTTGGTGGCATTCGTAGCGTTGATGTACACAGAACCCACGGGGTGCAATGCCTGAAGCGCCGCCTGAACAAATGCAGTGGTGGCAATTGACGTGTCGTTGTCTCCAAAAGAGGCAGTAACCGCAGTCGAGCCAGCGGTGGCAGTAACAACCCCGTTGGTATTTCCAGTTACGTTACCCGTGACGTTACCCGTCAGGTTGCCCGTGACGTTCCCCACCACCGTGCCAATAACGTGGCTATTTTGGACAGCAAAGTTGGTTCCCTCAGTCCAGACCGTCATGGTCTTGCCAGCAGGGATGGCCACCCCCGTACCAGCAGCAGTCGTGTTACCAAGCACCGTGGAGTTGTAGATGGTGGCGGTGTAGCTGCTGGCGTTGTAGATGACGTAGGTCTTCTCTGCCGGGGGCGCATAGACCGCGAAGTTAGCCCCGGTGGTCGTCGTCAGGGCAATCGTTTGTTGCCGCGACTCATCTGCCGCACCGTTCAAGGCCGTGAGCGCTTGGTTGGCCGAGATGACGGAAACGGACACATACCCGGCAATAGCCGACTCAATCAGAGTGCCAAGGTTTGTATTGGTCGTGTTACCCCACGTACCGGCTTGATCGCCCGTCGTGATCAGTTCGATCCGCAGGCTGGGAGAATAGGTGCTCATTGTGAGGTTCCTTATTGGGAATTGGGGATATTCTGCCAGCCCGGGTTCTGGGCGTCATCTATGCCAGTCCACCCCGGCGTCTGCGTATCGGTGATGTTGACCCAGTCGGGGTTCTGAGTGCTGATGATCTTGATCCAGCCGCCCACCCCGAAGCTGTCGGCCAGAGCGGCGTTCTCACTGATCGCCACCGCAAATGCGGCCTGCACGGTCAGGATGTCCGCGCTGTTCAGGTTCTCAGTGATGCTGACCAGCAGGTTTACAACCGCCGTCTCAACAGATGCAACTCCAAAGTTCTCAACGATGGAGTCCGTGTACACGCTGATGATGGTGCTCAGGTCCGCAACGGAAACATTCTCAGAAACCGCCTGCGCAAACTGGGCGGTAATGGCCCGCACATCATTCATCATGACGTTCTCGGACACAGACTGAGCGAACTGCGCCGCGATGGATCGAACGTCGTTTAAATTGCTGTTCTCGGTGATGGACTGGTTGAGCGCAGACTGCTGGGTGCTGAAGTCAGCCACTTCCAAGATCGGCTCGGAGCGGGACTCCAAGGCGGCTAAGTACACCTCGTTGGCATCGGCAAGGAATGCGTTTTCCGTCCGGGACGCAGCGAACTGGGCCGTGATGGTCTGGGCGTCAGCAAGGTTGGAGTTCTCGCTGATGGATTGCAGGAAGGCGGACTGCTGGGTGCTGAAGTCGCCAGAGGTCAGGGTCTCGTTGATGCTGCCAAAGAACAGCCCCGTCCCGGTTACCTCGATCTCACTCTCGGTGATGGCCTCAGTGATGGATAGCAGGAAGTTTGACTGCTGGGTGCTGGCATCGGCGGAGTTCAGGTTCTCCGTCAAGGAGAGGGCGAAGTTATTCCCTGCCAGTGAGGCAAACGGTACTTGGGAAAAACTTGCGATGCCGAACATTTAAACGCCCAGCGCGGCTTTGATCTCATCCGGGGTAGCCGCCGCATCAATCGCGGTCTGGATGGCGGCGTACTTCTCGCGGATAGCTTGGCGAGCGGCTTCAGCGCCGTCTGCCTGACCAGGGATCTGCTTGGCGATAGCCTCGTCGTAAGGCTTGAACTCTTGCGCCCGAGCAGCACGACGCATGTCGTGGCCGATAGCTTTGGCTTTGGTGATGTTGATGGTGATCATTTATGCATACTCCCATGCTGCACGGAAAGTGCGGTCAGACGGAATGTCAGCGACATCCACGATTTGGTAGGGTTTACCCGCCGGAACGTCTTTGGCCGCGATCTCTTCAATCGTCAGGCCGCACTCGGGGGCGGGGACAATGATGGCAACGCCATCGTCGGTGGGGTAGATGATTCGTTGGTTCATGGGTTACCTTTCAGCGAAAAACAGCCAAATAAATCGCGCTTACATCTTCTGCTGTGCCCACGTTTGTTGAGCCGACATAAGCAAAAGTTACGTTTCTAAACGCCGATGTTGTTCTAGAAACTTCATACTGCATGCCCCCGCAGCGCAATGAAGTTCCTGAGCCAAGCGTGCCCATCGGGTTGTTATTCCATGCTGACACAGCATAATTTGCATCAGGCATCGCTGTCGTGAAGTTGACCGTATAGTCACCCGTGCCGTTGTCCGTAATAGATGTGACGTTTGCGCTTGCGCGGATGGCGACGGTGCTAGTGCCGTTGAAGTTCACCCAAGCCCTACAGCCGTAAGCAGCGCCCACTGAGCCATACCCCGAGTTGAAAGCAAACACCCCCGCAGAGGTGAAGCTGGCGACATCAGTGACAGAGCCGGAGTTGCCGTTACCCAGCCGCACCGTGCCGTCAGGCGTTGCGGGCTGATACAGCGTGAAGTTGTTGGTGGCAGTGACTGACTGGCCGACCTGTACGTTGTTTGTTTTTAACGTGCTCATGGTTGGCCTTTAGCGGAAGACTGAACTCAAAACATAGGTGCTGTCAAAAATGTTACCGGCAGTGTCTCTTGTTTTGAATCTATATGCAGAAGTTGTGGGAACGACGGTTGTGTTAATCGTAGCGAATGTACTCTCACTTACGCCCGTGTTGTAGCCGCATAAAACGGAAAAAGAATAGTTGGCATCTGGCATTGCACTAGTGAGGTTTACCGTGTAATCGCCAGTTCCATTATCAGTAATGCTTGATACGTTTCCGCTCGCCCGAATAGCAATCGTACTTGTGCCGTTAAAGTTCACCCAAGCCCGGCAACCATACGCCACCGCATCCGAGCCATACCCCGAGTTCATCAGCAAGTTGTTACTGGCGTTCTGAATCACCGCAGTGCCCGTGGTCGTGGGCAGCGTCACGGTCAAGTTACTGGCCGTGCTCGGCTCTTGCAGAGTAACGCTGCCACCGCCGGAGGAGTTGAGTTTCACGCTCATGGTTGGCCTTTAGCGGAAAATGGCAGCGTGCGCGTAAGTCGGGTCATACAGTCCGATTGAATACGCTGCGAAATACATTCTGAACGAAGACGTATTGACAACTTTGGTAGAAAAAAAGCGGTCGTTATAGGTATCGTCTTGTTTGCCGCCTGTAACTACTGCATAGTTTGCATCTGGCATCGCCGTCGTCAAGTTAACCGTGTAATCGCCAGTGCCGTTGTCCGTCAGGCTTGTCACGTTTGCACTGGCACGGATGGCGGGGGTGCCGGTTCCGTTGAAGTTAACCCACGCCCGGCACAGGTAGCTCGGGGCGGAGCCAGAAGGAACATCTACTACAGACGAACCCAGCGTTACCCCCGGCGTTACAAGCCCAGTAGAACCGTTAAGAGTTATCGGCATATCACACCACCGTCCACACTGAGCCAGAAGGAACCGTTACCGTGGCCGAAGCATCGATGCTGACCGGACCGAACGTACCGGCGTTGCTGCCAGCAGGGATGCTGTAGCTCGTGGTCACCGTCTGGCCGTTTTCAATAAAGATATTGTCGTTGCCACCGCCCGTCGCGCCACCACCCACAGCAGACCATGCGGTGCCGTTGTAGCCTTCAAACTTGACGGTCGTGGTGTTGAACCGAAAGCCACCCTGAACAGGCGTGGGGCGCTCACCCGTCGTGCCCACAGCGGGAACGAACTGGCCCGTGCTGCCAACCGTCAGCGTGTTGGACGGTGGGTTGATGGCGTTGACTGCAATCGTGCTCATGGTTGTCCTTCAAGCGCGGCAATACGGGCGGTCAGGGATTCAATCAAGGACTGCTGTTGCTGAACCAGTGAAGTCAGATCGGGCGACGGGGATTGTTGCACGGGGGCGATCACGGGCGGGTTGTTCAAGAAATCCAGATGGTGTGCCACCAACTCAGGGACTTCCGATTCACTTTGAGCGCACACAACATTGAACTCGACCTTCTCGCCGTTATTGTCGGCGACGATGTGGAACATCAAGTTCTGATCTTCAAATTTGGTGGCTGTGTATTCCATATAAGTCACCTTTAGGCGTTGCTTCGCGTGCGAACAAAGAAAAACCCGAATGTTCCCGTGGAGCCGTAGTTATTTGTCCATCGATAGCCGTTAACCCCCGAGTTGTAAGCAAATGACCCAGTAGTTCCAATTACGCTACCAATTGTCGCCGTGCTGCCGCCGCCGCATAAATAAATAGTGACGGCACCGTTGAGCCAATTGTTCACCACCAACATCCCCGATGCATTAGGGAAATCAACCGTGCCTCCGTTTGCAATAGAAGTTGCGCCACCAGATGTATCAACCGTGTATTTCCCCGGTGCTTGCGTGATGGAGAAGTTGCCGGTGGAGTCGATGCGGGCGCGTTCGGTACTGCCAGTGCGAAACGACAATGCAGTCCATGTAGCGGATTCTCCCAGAATAACCGTGGTGCCAGCCGAAGACAGCGTAGTGTCCGCGCCCTCACCAATTGCGCCGCTATAAGAAATCCGCCCATTGACGGTCAGTTTGTAACCCGGAGAACTCGTCCCGATGCCGACGTTGCCCGACGCATCCTTGTACACCTGCCCAGAGCCAATATTCACCACCCCCGTGCTACCCGTGAGCGTGCCGGTGTACGAAAGGTTGCCCCCAGCCACAGCTCCAGACACCGTCATGTTCCCGGCGTTCGTCACCGTAACCACATCGCTCGTGGTTGCCCCGCTGTTACCAACGCCAAGGCGAACAGTGCCGTCCGGCGTGGCAGGCTGATACAGGGTGAAGTTCTGGTTTGCAACACCCGACGTGCCGACCTGTACGTTCTTTGAGTTGATCGTGCTCATCAGTATTTCCCTTCCGCGAAGACGTTCACGAACACCGTGCCGTCTTCAAGCGCTTCAATCTCATGCCACTGGCCGGAAACAAGATTAACCGGCTGCGTGTTTTTGGTCATGACCAACTCCCGGCCCTCTTTGCGCACAATGCAGCTACCGGCGTGGCACATAGTCAGGTGTGCATACAGATGATCATGGCGCGGCAACCCCTCGCCCGCGTTCGCGTGGAACACGTTCAGCGTCGTGCCGTCTTGTGTGACGGTGAACCGAGGGGCGACTGTTTTCACAGAGTTTGTGCTCCATTTACAGCGGGCGAAATAGGAACGGGCGGCATCGGCTCGCTAGTGGTCAGATATGTCCCATCCCAAGTGAACCCTATGCCGCCAGCGCCGAGTTCGTCTTGCAATACCCACTCAGTTCCGGTCCAGTCCCACACTTTGGCGGGGGTCGTAGCTTGGACCAGCATCAACTGGCCGGGAGGGGGAGTCCACGTAGAAGTGTCACCGTTCCACAGTACCAAGTTGTCACAGATGTTGGTCGCGGTATCGACCATGCAGTAGTTTTGTACCGTCATCTGCATCACCATTCAAAAAGAACAACGCCCGCTGCGCCAGCACCGCCACTATACGTGCCGCAGTTAGCTTGGTTGCCGCCCCCACCACCGCCGCCATAGTTCCCGCCTGTGCCCCCGGTAGTATTTACACGATACACCCCACCTCCGCCCAAAGTTGAGGAGCCGCCGGAGCCGTTAGGGTTTCCCGCGCCTCCACTAATGTTTAATGTGCCCCCGGAGCCAACGCCCCCAGCCCCCGAACTGGCTGGCTGCACTGAAACAGCAGACGACCCCCCAGTAGCTGAAATTGTGGAAATAGTCTGCGTCCCGGAAGCAACGCTGGATGTCCCGCCAGCACTTGCAGTGCCCGTTGAACCGCCCCCGCCCCCACCAATAGTGACGGAGAGCGTAGCTCCGGGGGTCAGACTAGTAAGATAACGAATTGCAGTGCCCCCAGCGCCGCCACCAGCCGAATTGCTGTTTGTTCCGGTACCGCCAGCACCGCCACCTACAACAGTGACTTTGACTGCCGTAACACCAGACGGAATGGTGAAAGTGCCATTGCCAGTAAAGGCTTGGGCTTGAGGGCCAGAGTATCCAGCAACGGAAGCCCAAGTTTGATCGCCGCGCAGATAAGTGCTGGAGCTTGCAGTACCAGAAGCCAAACGCGCAGTAGCAACAGTGCCGCTTGAAATGTTGGATGCATTCAGGTTGGTGAGGTTAGAGCCGTTGCCACCAGAGGGCGTCCCGATATCCCCGCCAGAGATGTACAGCGTGCCCGTTTGATCCGGCAACGTCACTGTACGGTCGGAGTTCGTATTGGGCGCAGCCATGGTCACCGTGCCGGTGCCCGACGCGTTTCCTGTAAATGCAATGCGGCTCATGTGTATCCCTTAGACAATAACCCAGCGACCACCAGATGCCACCGTTACCGTCACGCCGGAATCTACAAGAAGAGGCCCTGCGCTGGAAGCGTTGTTCCCAGAGGCAACGGTGTAGGAGGCCGTCACCGTCGCGTTGTTCACGAAGATGCCGTTGCTGGCCGTCACCGCGCTGGACTGCATGTCGCCCGTGCTGGGCTTGTACAGCAGCTTGGCGTTGCTGGTGTAAATAGTGCTCGGGGTGCCCGAGGTGGCCGCAGCAAACAGCGGATAGACGTTCGTGGCAGTCGTCGTGTCGTTGGTAATCGAAGCCCCGGCGCTGATCGTGCCCCACGAGGTATCGGTGCCGTCCGTCGTCAGGTACTTGCCAGAGTTGCTGGTCTGGCTTGGAGCAAGTGCGTTGAAAGCAGCATTGGCCGTCGTCTGTCCCGTACCGCCAGCCACAATAGGCAGAGTACCCGCAGTCAGGGTGGATGCCCCGGTGGAGTACAGAGCGTTGTTGGCCCCAGTGAACGTGGTCAGGCCAGTGCCGCCGTAGCCCGGCTGGATGGTGCCGCCTTGCCAAGTGCCACCAGAGACAACCGCAGAGCCAAGGTTAAATGCGTTCGTGCCAAACGTCACACCCTCTGGCAGATAGGCGTGAAGATCCCAAGTTCCCCCAACCGTGGCGTTGGCCGTTAAAAACACCGCGCCTGCGCCGCCCGATGCAATCGTGCCAATTGTGGCACTGGCGTAGTCCGTGATGGTCAGAGTACCCGTGGCGAGGTTGTTGAAAACAAACGCCACACCCGTTGACAAAGTGGTGGCATCTGGAAGCGCGTATGTTTGCCCACCCGTCCCAACAAGCGAGTGTATGTAGCTTGACGCCGTCGTCAGAAGAGTTGTTCCACCCGCCGCAGTGGTGTTGGTGTTGGATTGGTTAACCCGGTTGACCGTGATGTTCTGGTCGGCATCCCGCAGCACCACCGAGTTGGCCCCAGACGAAGCCGTAACCCCAGTGCCGCCATACGCCACAGCAACGGTCGATCCCTGCCACGTACCAGAGGCCACAGTGCCCAGCGCAGAGACGTTACCGCTGCCATCCAGATTGACCGACTTGCCCGACGGGTAGGTGACGAAGACGCTGACCACACCCGAGAACGTGACCGCGCTGCCCGTGTTGCTAGACGCGTAGATGGTCGTGCGAGTGAGGGTCGGCCCCGTGGTGGAGTACGTGCCAAGGCCCACCTCCCACTGACCCGTCGTGTCCGTGGCCGAGTAGTAGGTGGTGTTGGTGTCGCCAATGACTGCGAACGTCTGAAAGCCGAGAACGGCCCCTGTCAGCGTGAAGCTTACAGTGGTGTTCGCCGTGGCCGATTCTTGGACACGGTTTGCAAGAACCAGAGCCATTTAAGACTCCTTATTAGGACGTTGCAGTCGTGCTGTAGGTAACGCTAACGGTGTCGCCTGCGGTGGTGATCTTGGCAGTTGCAAACGCGCCCGCGCTGTACAGCGTGCCGGAGGTGTTGCCTTGAGTCGAAGATGCGCCAGAGCCGGTCACCAAGAAGCAGCCGCCCACCGTGCCACCGCCACCCGTGATGGTGTAGGTGATGGCCGAAGCGGTCTTGGTCGTCACGTTGGTAGGGGTCGTGCCAGTCGAGGTCGCAGCGCTAAACGATGCAGTGCCACGAACAGCCGAGCCGCCAACGGTGTAGTTGGTGAACTCAGTCCAGCCGCCGTGAGAAGCCATCGTGTCCGCAGCGGCGAAGGTCGGGCTGGCACCAGAGATCAACCCGAGGAACGGGCCGACGGTGGTGTAGCTGGAGCCAGACAACAGGGTGTCCAGCATCAGTTCCTTGCCCACGGCGTTAACCAAGTTGGGGAATTCGTCTTGCCACTTGATGTTGCCATCAACGTCACGGCAGATGACGTGGTAGACGCCCTCGATGCCAACAGACTCAGCACCCACGACGTTGGACTGCATGGTCACCTCTGCATGGTCACCAAAGTTAGAGAGTTCTTTTTGCAT